GGAGTAAAGATAAGACTACCCAATAACGCAAGTGTAGACTCAAATACTGGAAGAGTTACTTATTCTGGAGCGTGGAACGGAACTTTCGGAGCTGCTCAATGGTGCAGTTGCCCAAGCTGGATACTTTACGATTTATTATGTTCGCAACGCTACGGATTTGGGGAACAAATATTAACTGATGCGGAGAAAAGTAGTTTTAATGGCAATGCTTCTAGGCTTGATAAGTTTTCTTTTTACGCTGCAAGTGTTTATGCTAATGAACTTGTAAGTGATGGATTTGGAAGTCAAGAAGCGAGATTTAGTTGTAATGTTTCTATTCAAACTCCAACAGAAGCATTTGATTTAATTAATGAATTAGCAGGTGTAATGAGATGTATGCCTTTCTGGGGTGCAGGATCAATAACATTATCTCAGGATAAGCCAACTACAACTTCTTACTTATTTAATTTATCCAATGTTAGTCCTGAAGGATTTACATATAGTGGTACAAGTTTAAAAACTAGACATACGGTTTTTGTAGTCAGTTACTTCAATATGGACTCTATTGATATTGATTATGAGACTTATGAAGATACTGCAAATGTAGCAAAGTGGGGATCAATCATAAAGCAAGTTAAAGCATTTGCTTGTACTTCCAGGGGGCAAGCTCAACGTCTTGGAAAATATTTAGCATTTACAGAACAAAGAGAATCAGAAGTTATCACGTTTAAGACATCAATAAATAGTGGAACGATTGTTAGACCAGGAATGGTAATTAGTGTAATAGATCCTGTTAGAAGTGGAATCAGAAGAGGAGGCAGAATTTCTGCTGCATCAACAACTGTTATTACTGTTGATAATGAGGATGCAACCGATTTATCTATTACAGGTAATGCAAAGTTAAGTGTTATTTTGCCTGATGGATTAACAGAAATAAGGAACGTAAATAGTAAATCTGGGGCGGCAATAACAGTTGCTAGTGCTTATAGCCAAGCTCCAGCAGTAGGAAGTATTTGGTTGTTAGAAAATAACACTGTAGAAGCAGAAGAATGGAGAATATTATCTGTTACAGAAGAAGATGAAGGAGCTAATTATGTCATTACAGCTTCTCCGTATATTGAAGGTAAATATGCAAATATCGAATCAGGTATTACTTTACCCGCAAGGAATGTTTCTGTATTAAACGCACCAGCGACACCTCCTGCTGACTTAGCAGCTTTAGAAAAAATTGTTGTTATTAATGGTAAAGCCGTACCAAAAATAATTGTTAGTTGGAAGCCTTCAATTGGGATTATTCAATATCAATTACAATACAGATTTGAAAAAGGAACTTGGTACACATTTACAGTGGCAAGTTCTTCATTTGAAATAGAAAACAGCCAAGTTGGTGAATATGAATTTAAAGTTGCTGCTTTTAATATCAATTTATCACCTTCTAATTTAACGAGTGATCTTACGTTTAATGCTGTTGGTAAAACAACTAAACCTGCTAATGTCACCAATCTTTCTTTTGAAGGGATCAACGCAAACTCAGCAAGATTAACTTGGGATAAATCGACTGATGTTGACGTTCTTCATGGAGGACGAGTTCATATAAGACATTCTTCTTTAACAAATGGAACTGGAACGTGGTCTAACTCAACTGATCTAATTAATTCATTAGCAGGAAACAGTACTCAAGCAGTCGTACCTTTGATGACTGGAGAATACATTGCGAAGTTTGCTGATGATACTGGTAATTTTAGTGACGGGGAAACCAGCATTATTATTACGGCTCCTGCTGTTGATGAATTATTAGTTGGATTGCAGCAAAGGGAGGATACAGGTAATTTCCCTGGAACGAAAACAAATACAGTTTATGATGCTACTTATGATGCTTTGAAGCTTACAGATCCATCTGCTAATGCAACAGGTACTTATGCGTTCCAAAATGCTTTAGACCTTGGAGCTATTTACAATGTTGACCTTGAAAGAGTATTTGCGACTAGAGGTTTATATCCTTCAGATTTAATTGATAGTAGGACAAATTTAATAGATACTTGGACAGATTTTGATGGCACAATTCCAGATAAAGTTAACGCTGTTTTAGAAGTTGCAACTTCTGATGATGCTTCTAGTTACGGCTCTTTTGCTCCCTTCGCTAACGGAACATTTAGAGGTAGAGCTTTTAAATTTAGATCGACTTTATCTACAACAGATGTAGCTCAAAATATTCTTGTTGATCAACTTGGTTTCCAGCTTAAATTTACAAGAAGGACAGAGCAGTCTACTGCTGCAATAGCTAGTGGCACTAGCGGTAGCGGCAAAGCTATTACATTTAGTAAGTCTTTCTTTACTGGAACGTCTGTTGTAGGAGGAAGTACAACTGCATATCTTCCTAGTATTGGAATTACTGCTTACAATATGGCTTCAGGCGATTATTTTGCAGTTTCTAATGTGACAGGAACAGGTTTTACCGTTATTTTTAAAGACAGCTCAAACAATCCTATTGATAGGAATTTTTCTTATACGGCTGTAGGATTTGGTCGTGGCAGTTAAACTAATGAAAAAGGTAGCAAGTAAATGACAGTCCATGATCTAGTTATTGCAAACGCTTCGGGGTCGGCTGTAAGAACCGACCTGAACTCTGCTTTGGCTGCAATAGGTTCAAACTCTAGTAATTCCAGTGCTATTACAGGTGCAAATAGTTATCCATATCAATGGCAAGTAAGAACAGATGTTAACAAGTTATACATGCGAGATGCTTCTACTAATACGACTTGGCATGAGGTCGGAGATGTAGGAGTAGCAAATTTAGGATTAGCAAAGTTAGCTAGTCCCACATTTACAGGTGTAATACAGGTAGCAAATGGAACAAACGGGAGTCCTTCACTTTGTTTTAGTGGTGACACAGATACAGGTTTATACAGATCATCTGCTAATCATTTAGGACTTACGGCAGGTGGAACGGCCTCTTGTTTATTTACCTCATCTGCTATAGAGCCACAAGTTCCAGTAAGACCAACGAACGGAAATGCTTCAACACCCGCTTTCTCTTTTGCTAGCGATGGGAATTTAGGGTTATACAGATCGGCAGCAGATACTTTATCGGTTACGACAGGAGGAACAGAAAGAGCGTATTTTAATAGCAATGGTTTAAATATCAAAGGGCAACTTGATTTACGTTTATACGATTCTGATAGTTCTAATTATGCAGCGATTCAAGCGCCTTCAAATATTGGCTCGAATTTTACTTTAACCCTTCCTTCTAATGACGGAAATGCAAACGATATTTTAAAAAGTGATGGGTCGGGGAATTTATCTTTTGTTGCGATTTCTTCTTTAATTTCTGATATTAGTGGAGCGCAAGTTAGTACATTTTCAAGTAGTGGAACATTTACCCCTGCAAGTGGTAGAACAGGTTTTTTAATTATTTTGATCGGTGGCGGTGGATCGAGTGGAGGAGGTAGAGCGAATAATGATGACACAACCCGACCCGCAAGATCAGGTCAAGGTGGTTCAGGTGCTACAGCAATTAAGTTTTATAATTCTTCTGAAATGGGTGCTAATGCTTCTGTCACTGTTGGCGCTGGCGGTTCTGCCTCGACAAGTAATGGTAACGCAGGGGGTAGTTCATCTTTAAATCCAGCAGGCTCAGGTTCAACCTGTACGGCTGGTGGAGGAGGAGGTTCAAATTATGCAGGGGCAGACCAAAATACAGGAGGCGGAGCAGGTGGAACATGTAGTAATCAACTTTTAGCGTGGAACGGAATTAGTGGTTTAAATGGTAATGTCTCAGGCTATACGTCTAATAATAATGCTGAATTTACAGGAATGAGTTATGGAAGAGGTGGGGCAGGTAAAGACCATCCTGATGCAGCTAATTCAGCAGGAAATGCTGGAGGGGCAGGGTATTGCGTTGTTTTCCAGTGGTAATAAGAAATGCTTTTTCGGATGAAATAATTAATCAAATAAAAGAAATAATTGAACCTTATTTAAAAGAAATAAAAGAAAATTCAGACGCTAAATATTTTCCAGATTGGCAAGATAATGTTTCAACAGAAAGTTTATTATCCGTTATAGATTTTGAAATACCGAAAAGTAAAAATAATAATTTATCAAGGGTTTCAGTTGACATTCCAGCAAAAAAGATAGAAAAGATAATGAAAAATTTATTTCCCGATTTACATGTTGCCTGTAGTGGAACTTTTTTCTACCCCGATACAGGGTATATGAGTTGGCATACGAACCACAATCATCCCACTGATAGGGTTTATATCACTTACGCATCAAAACAAGGAAAATCATTTTTTAGATACTACAAAGATGGAAAAGTGATCACTGATTATGACGATAAAGGGATTACTGTTAGACGATTTACGGCAACAGGCACTAAACCTTATTTTTGGCATTGTGTAGGAAGTCAGTGTGATCGGGTTAGTATTGGATTTCAATTAGCTAAACTTGACGTAAAGGATTTTAGACCAATGGCACGTTACGCAATTATTGAAGATGAAAAAGTAACTGAGGTAGTCGAATGGAATGGGGACACAAATGTTTGGTCTCCTCCGACTGGATCAACAGCCGTAGTAGCTGGTGATTCTGTTGGTGTTGGAGATACTTACAAAAACAGTACGTTTACTTCAACAACAGTTTCAAGTATTGGTTCAGATGCTAAGTGGATTGCTTTACGCAAAACCCGTAACGATCTTTTAACTGAAACAGATTGGTGGGGAGTCTCAGATAGAACAATGACTGATGCTCAAAAAAAATATAGGCAAGACTTAAGGGATCTTCCTTCTACTACTACTGACCCAGAAGATGCAACTTGGCCTAATAAACCTTCATAAGCTTGATATACTAAAGCCAAAGGCACCAAGCTTATGGCAATAGCACCTGGAACGTATGACATGACGATTCAAAGGAGATCGGATCATACTGTTAATGTAACTTTGACAAATACAAATATTAGTGGATACACAGTTACAAGTCAGGTTTGGGACAAAACTCGAACGACTAAAGCGGCTGATGTCACGATTGCTGTTACAAATGCAGCCGCAGGAATATTCACTTGGACGCTTCCTGACAACATCACCTCGGCAATGTCGGCTTCAGAATATCAATACGATGTTATGTTGACCAATCCGTCAGGGCTGAAAGAATACTGGTTAGAGGGTACTATTTATATGGATGAAGGATACACTGCATGACCACAGTAAATATCACAACCAACAAAAACACTGTAACTATTGACGAAAGTAATAGTTCAGTCATATCGGTTGCAACTCAAGGGCCACAAGGGCCACAATTCTCATCAAGTGCTACGGCTCTGTTAGATGCAAGTAAGGTTGATAAAAGTATAATTTACTATGATGGTACTGCTGGCTCTTATAAAGCGGACAGTACATGGACAACAAGCACAATCACTGACGGAGGTAACTTCTAGTGGCTAACACAATCAGAATCAAACGCAGCACTGGAAGTTCAGCTCCTACCAGTCTTGAAAATGCAGAATTAGCTTTTGCTGAAGGAACTGAAGTTCTTTACTTTGGTAAAGGAACTGGTGGCTCTGGAGGATCGGCAACATCCATTATTCCTATAGGTGGTAAGGGTAAGTATTTTGATAAAGAAACGACCCAGACTGCTAACTTTATTCTTGCTGGCCCTACCACTGGATCGGCTGCGGCTGCTGCATATCGAGCTTTAGTAGCTGCTGATATTCCGTCTCTACTTCACACGAAAATATCTGATTTTGATACAGGAGTTAGGACAAACAGATTAGATCAGATGGCAGCTCCTACGGCTGCTGTTTCTGCTAATAGCCAAAAGATTACTAACCTTGCTGATTGCACAGCAAATGGAGATGCAGCAAATAAAGGATATGTAGACGGAGTTGCACAAGGTCTGGATATTAAAGATTCTTGTACTGTTGTTGCTACCAGCAATATCACACTATCTGGAACGCAAACTATTGATGGTGTTTCAGTTTCAGCAGACCAACGAGTTCTTGTAGCTGGACAATCAACAGCAACACAAAACGGAATCTATCTCTGTAAAGCAAGTACATGGACAAGAACAGATGATTTAGCGACTGGTGCGGATGCGGCTGGAGTTTTTACTTTTATTGAAAAAGGAACAACAAACGCTGAGAATGGTTTCACTTGTACTTCTGACAAAGGAAGCGCAGTTGTAGGAACAAACAACTTGACTTTTGCTCAGTTCTCAGGTGCAGGTCAAATCACAACGGCTGATGGGTTGCAGAAGACAGGAAACACAATTTCTGTTGACCTGAAATCAAATGGCGGTCTTGTTATTGAATCAGGTGAGATCGCAATGGATCTTGCTGCTAGTTCAATCACTGGAACTTTGCCAGTTACAAAAATAACAAGCTTAACTTCTACTGTTGCTGAGTTAAATAAATTAGATGGATTAAATAGCACAACAACTGAATTAAATACTTGTACTGACGGATCAACATCAGCAACATCAACAACCTTAGCTCCTGCTGATCGTATGGTGATTAACGATGCAGGAACGATGGTTCAGGTCGCTTTATCTGATCTAGTTACATTCCTTGAGAATGGATCTGTTTCTGGTTTTGATATTGATGGTGGAACTTACTAAACCATCTGAGGAATAACTAATGGCTAACACAGTTAAGCTCAAGAGAGGTAGTGGCAGCGATCCATCTGCCTCTGACATGGTGGTAGGTGAACCCGTTATAAGAACGGATACGGCTGAACTGTTTTTCAAAAAAGATGATGGATCAGTAGCAAAGGTAAGTGGTGGAGGCGGTGGCCCAGACTTTAAATATTTAGCTCTTAGAAATGCTGCTAATGATGGATCGGCAAGTTACCCAGGAAATGACTTTACTCTTGTTACTTCTGGAACAACTAACGCAATTACTCCAGCAGCAGCAAATACATTATTAGTTAGTTATGGCGGTGTCATTCAGAAACCTAATTCTGGAACGTCTACAAG